CTCGAAAGCTATGGGATGTCAAACCAAAGCCCGAAGGCTAACCCTCCCATCCGTGATCGGGTGGCTGCTGTTCAAGCTTTGCTGGAGAACGGCAAAGGTGAAGTCCGAATGCAAATCGACTCAAGTTGTAAACGACTGATCGAGTGCTTAGAACTGCAGAGCTATAACGAGAAGGGTGAACCGGACAAGGAAGGTGGATACGATCATATGAATGATGCTGCTGGGTATTTGGTGTGGCGAGAGTTTAATCCGCTGCAGGCTGGCGCTGGGCGCGGCACCGGAATCAGAATCTATTGAGCCAGCTGCAAAAGTGGCACGCAACACGGTGAGGCAGGGTTGGCCTGGTGCATACTAAAGGAGTCAGGGGGAGACCCCACCACTCACAGACAAATGACTACCTACACCATCACTGTCGAAGGCACCACCCACACCCGTAAAAGCAAGGTTGCTGACTATGCCTACGCCATGGGCATGATTATCAACGGCACTGTTCATAAGCCAGGTTTTTCTCGGAAGCTTGAATCGGTCCTGAAAGACGTCGATCAGGTCCGCTCTTGCAACAACGGATCAGTTCCCTATGTCGTCGAGCTTGCTACCGGAAAGCGCCTCGTCTGATCTACCCGCCCCCTGCGGGGGGCTTTCTTTATGACTTACATCAAACGCATCCAAGCCCTGCCACACGTTGAAAGCCTTGAGCGTGAAGCCGATGGCTGGTGTTGCACCCTGCACCCTGGCCTGACAACAGAAGCTCTAAGCGGCAGCGGCATCATCGTTGATCGATCTATCCGTTTGATTTGGTCTTATGTAAAAGGGCCTGCGTTACCAGCACAAAAGGACTGATACCACCGTCGGGGAGCCTGCAATACAATACCCGCAAGGGGAATACAGGGCGCGTGTGGCGCGATCCATACCCCGACAACCAATCCAGTAACCTGCACACAACAAGGGGAAGCAGGGTTAATCTGGTGCATACTAAAGGAGTCAGGGGGAGACCCCACCACACCTAAAACAAATGACCACCACCACACGCCGCTTCACCCACGAGACATTCTTCAACGGTGAACGCTGGAGCCGCCACGGCAGTTACGCACTGGCACAGAAGGAGATCAAGCGGGCCTGCTCCCGCTTTGCATGGAGCCCAGAGAGCTTCACGATCCGAGAGCTGGCGGGGGCATGACCCCCACCTCTGACTAACTATCCACCTACAGCCGAGAGGCAACCACCATGAAATTTTCCAAGACTTACGCCGACCTTGACGCAGCTCTTTGGTGCGACTCAGGGGGCTTTTTTGTTGCCCGCCTAAACTGTCAGTATTGACCGCATCAACGCTGTGTACTCAGGTTATAACTTCTACGATCGCCCGCAGGCTCAGCGTGCTGTCACCAAGGTCAATGACCCAAATACCGCTTGGTACGCTCAAGAGCCACACTGGGTGCTCATTGAAGACCTAATCTCAGGCACCTACGGGATGCGTCGTAAGCATCGTCGTTACTTACCGCAAGAACCGCGAGAGCTAGACGACAGCTACGATAACCGCCTAGCGCGATCCGTCTGCCCACCCTATTACCAGCGTCTAGAACGGATGTTGGCTGGAATGCTAACCCGTAAACCTGTACGCCTAAACGATGTCACCGATACCATCCGTGAGCAGCTATTTGACGTTGACCTACAAGGCAACGACCTAAACACTTGGACTTACGAAACCGCTCGTAAGATGATCCGTTACGGTCACGTCGGCATTCTTGTCGATGCACCGTCAGATGGTGGTCGCCCATATTGGGTAAGCTACACACCACGGGAAATCCTTGGCTTCCGCACTGAAATCAAAGATGGCAGTACGCAACTGACGCAGCTTCGTTTGCTTGAATCTGTCATCATCCCATCAGACGATAGTGAATACGGTGAAGAGCAGGTTGAGCAAATCCGTGTCCTAAAGCCTGGTGAGTATCAGATCCACCGTAAAGATAAAAAAGGCGACTTCCGTGTCGTCGATGAAGGCACCACCAGCCTGCAGGAGATTCCATTCGCTGTAGCCTTCTCCAATCGTTACAACACAATGGAATCCAGACCACCACTGGAAGACATTGCTGAACTTAACCTAAAGGCATATCAAGTCCAATCTGACCTAGACAATCAACTGCATATCAGTGCAGTGCCGATGTTGGCATTCTTCGGTTTTCCGTCATCGGCTGAAGAGGTATCTGCTGGTCCTGGTGAAGCCTTGGCCTTTCCTGCTGAAGGTCGCGCAGAATACATCGAACCTGATGGCAAATCGTACGATGCACAGTTCAAGCGGTTGGAGCAAATTGCAGCACAGATCAACGAACTAGGCTTGTCTGCTGTCTTGGGTCAAAAGCTATCAGCCGAAACCGCTGAAGCTAAGCGTATCGACCGTAGTCAAGGTGATAGCACCATGATGGTGATCGCTCAAAATATGCAGGATGTTATCGACAACTGCCTACAATTCCATGCACAATTCTTAGGTGAAGCACAAGCCGGTAGCAGCTTCGTTAATCGTGATTTCCTTGGCTCATGCCTTGAGCCGCAGGAAATCCAAGCACTGCTGCAGCTTTACACCGCTGGCACCATCACGCAAGAAACGCTACTAACCCAACTGCATGAAGGCGAAGTATTGGGTGATGACTTCGATATTGAAGAAGAGCTAGAAGCTACACAAAATGGTGGCTTAATTGAAATGCAGCAGCCTAGCCCACAACCAGGAGCGTGACATCCGTGTTTAACTGGTCCTTCCTGACGCCTATGATCAAATGGGTGCTACGGAGAGCTGTGAAACCAGACGAACGACAGCGCATTCTGTTCGTGACCGAACGCGAGTTACCGCCTGAGATTTTTGCGATCCTTAGGCTGACTTGGTATCACGGCAACAAACCGCATCGCATTGATGAAGTAGTTCTAGAAGAAGAAGAAGGCATTCAGGATGGTTTTGCTGAAGTCATCGTCGAAGCATTAAAAACTGGTGCTGACGTTTCTATCCTTACAGAGTACAACGCCGAGAGTTTGGGCATCTATGCAAACCAATGACGTTACCACCAAACTTTCAGGCGATCTTCCGTAATGCGATTGATCTTAATCGTTATAGCAATAGCGTGGCTAGGCGTATCATCAATGCCTATAACGACATCATCATTGATGCTGTCAATCAATTACAGACGGTTGACGAATTATCTGCACCGGTAAAAGCAGCCAGACTGCGTAGCATTTTGGCGCAGCTAAAAGAAAGCCTTGCAACATGGGCTGGTGATAGCACGGAGATCACGGCACTAGAGCTGCAAGGTTTAGCAGAGCTGCAGTCTGAGTTTGTTGAAGATCAGCTACGTCGTGCATTGCCTGCTGGTGCACGCGATGCAATACGCACTGTTGAGATCAGCCCGCAGTTTGCACAGTCTGTAGTCACGACAGATCCAACACAGATCAATGTGGTTGCATTGTCTGATGATCTGTTTGCAGCAGTACAAGGCGCACCGCAGACGTTCAGTCTTACAGCAGCCAAGGGTGCAACGATCACGCTACCCAATGGCGAAGTGGTGACTAAAGCATTCCGTGGTTTAGCTGAATCACAAGCTGAACGATTTAGCAGCGTTGTCCGTCAAGGATTGTTGACGGGTGAACCTACGGCAGACATTGCCCGCAGACTTCGTGGCAGCTTGCAGTTTGGTGAAGAAGCCAAAACTGTAAAGCAGTTGGCATTGTCTGGTGGTGAGCTGACCAAGTTAGCCAACCATCAGGTCGTTAGCGTCGTTCGCACTAGCGTTAATCAGGTTGCTAATGCCGCATCACAGCAGGTTTATGAAGCTAATCCTGACATCACCAAAAAATACAAGTACGTTGCAACATTAGATAGCCGCACATCTGCGATCTGTCGTGCCTTGGATGGTCGTGAGTTTCAATACGGCAAAGGCCCAACACCACCGCAGCATTTTGGGTGTAGGTCTACAACTGTTCCGGTCATTGATTATGAAGGCTTAGGTTTTGAGCCACCGCGACCTGGAAAGCGTGCTGCTAAAGGTGGAATGGTGGATTCTGACACCAACTACGGTCAGTGGCTATTAGATCAAGGCGCAGCACAGCAGCAGGAAGTTCTAGGCAGTAAAGCGCCATACTTCAGGCTGCTGGCACGCAAGTATGGTGCCCGTGATGCAATGGCAAAACTGGTCCGTGACGACGGATCTGAAGTAACATTGAAACAGCTACGGAGACGGTACGGTGCCACTCAAGAAAGGTAGCTCTCAGCCGACAATTT